ATATCCATCAAAAGAACGCTGACATTCTTGGCTGTAGCCGTGCTACTGCTAAACCTTTTATCTTTGCCTTTCTATACGGGGCTGGTGGTAAAAAGCTTGGTAGTATTTTAAAGTGTTCTGAAAAAGAAGGTAATAAAGTTAAGAAAAAGTTTCTAGATGCTATCCCAAGCTTAAAGAAACTTATTGCCAAAGTTCAAAACATAGCAGAAGTACAGGGGTATATCCCCGGTCTTGATGGGAGACCTATTCATGTTGAATCTACCCATAAGGCTCTTAATTATCTTATTCAAGGTGCTGAAGCAGTTGTTATGAAATACACAGTAAACATGATACATGAGGAACTAGCTAAAGAAAATATTACTTCAAAAATTCTCTTGTTCTATCATGATGAGGTCACTTATGAAGTTAAAGAAGATCAAACTGAAAAGGCGAGAGAAATCATTATGCGTTGTTTCGAAGAGGCTCCTAAAGCACTTGGAGTAAACATTATGACTTGCGGTGATTGTAAGATTGGAGAAGATTACTATGACGTCCATTAGGCCAATAACTCCTGTTATTAGATTGATGACAAAAGAAGAACGGCAAGCTTCTAAGGAACGTGAACTAAAAAACGGTTGGCGCAAATGTGCTAGCTGTGGCAATGCAAGCAAAGGAACTTGGTGTGGATTCTGTTTCGAAGAAGAGTGAACAGATTAGACTTAGAATTAGGCTTAGTGTAGCCGCCTATTCTTATGAGTACAAGAATAAAAGCATTATGTCTGACGCAGAGTTTGACCGCCTATCTTACTTAGTAGATACTAGTATTACTACTGGTAATCGTAAGTTGGATAACTTTTTTAAAAAACATTTCGAACCTGCTACTGGAATGTGGGTTCGGAAACACCCCGATAAAGCTGGACTAGAAAATATTTACCATAGAATCTGGAAGGATCACTAAAGATGTATATAAGCGTAGAAGAGAACATTCGTATTGAGTTTGATCGTTTCTTTGAAGCAGTCAAGTTCAACGGGTATGTTATTGAAGAGAACCTTGCCGAACTTCTAGACACGCTGGAAGAAAATATCATTCAAGAGTACAATGGTCAAACTAACGAAATTTATGAAGAAGGTTATGATGATGGTCGAGATAGTGGTTTTGACTCAGGTTATGATGAAGGTTTTTCTGAAGGTAAAGAGCAAGGCCATGACGATGGTTATCAAGAAGGCCATGACGATGGCTATGAGCTTGGGCAAGCAGATGCTCTTGAAAATTGTAATTGTGGAGAGGAAACCTAATGTTTACAATTGAACACGAAGACACTTATACGGTAGTAACTACTTTAGACCAAGCAGGTCTATATGCAGATATTGAGGTAATACTTGATGAGACTGACGTTGTTTTGCGGCAGTTCAATGAAGAAACTAAGTGTTATGACTTGATAAACATATCACATCAACAATTTAAAGACATTATTGCGTCTTTATCAAAGGCCGAAGGGGCTTACTATGCGATCTGATCTTTATGAAACCATTGCCTTACAATTCTTCACACCCGGGCATAGACATCACGATGACCTAGTTACAGGGCTTAGAGAAGAAGCGGCAGAGGTAAATTCAGCCATTCATTTAGGAACTCGAAAACAAGTGTTAGATGAGCTTGGAGATGTCCTTTGGTATGTAACTGTTATGGCAAACTATGAAGGTAGCAACCTCTCTGAAATTATGAAGATTAACTATGAAAAACTCGAAAAACGTGCTATTAACGGAAAGAAAGGAAATAGCAATGCCTAATTGGTGCATGAACAACGTACAGATCTCTGGTGAAAAAGAAACACTAGAAAAAATTGAAGTAGCCGCAAACAATAATGAACTACTTAAATTCTTAGCCCCTTTAGGCCAAGACTGGGATTATGGGTTAGCGGTAAATACATGGGGTACAAAATGGGATGTCAACGAGCCGTACTGTGATTGGGACGGGGACGATACCCTTCAATTAAGTTTTGATACTGCTTGGGGTCCACCTTTAGGGGCTTACGATATAGCAGAGTCAACAATGAATCTAGAAATTACTGCAAGCTTTTATGAACCCGGTATGTGCTTTGTAGGAGATCGAGAAGATTCTTATGAGTTTGACTTTGAAGATGAAAACTGGGCAGAGTATATCCCAACAGACTTAATCGATGATTGGGGGTTAGAGGATGAGTATGATAACTGGAAAGAGTGGCAAGAAGAAGAAGAGGAAGGGTAAAAATTACCTGACGTTAAAGAACAATAAAGGAAAATCTATATGAAGCTAAGGATACCTTTTATAAACAGACATAGGTATATTGTTTTGAAAAGCTATACATTCAACAAATTTGTTCATGAAAACTCACCGTTGGTTATGTCTAAAAATATCAAAAAAGAAAGTTTCTGTCCTAGCAAATCAATAGGAGATAGATTTTCTAATGGGTTTAACACCTGCTATGGTTATATAAAGTCTTTAGATGTATCTATCACGATACCCGCTTGGACTGAGTTCAGGATTAAGAGCGATAACAATAATTTTGGTTATATGTTTCCTGGTAGTAGCCTTAGTCAAGCAGATTCGGTCAATGATCCAGAGTATACGCCACCTAAAGATCAGTTCATGTCTAAACTTCTTGTCCCTTGGATGCTAGAGGCTAATAGAAATGTTAAGTTTGTAATGGCAAAGCACCCATTAAATATGACAAATATGAACACGATTACTGGGGTGGTTTCTTTTTATAATGGCATGCATTCCCCCCATATATTTAACGGTATACCTAAAAATTCTGACTTTATTGTACCTTTTAGTACACCCTTGGTTAGTCTTTTCCCTTTGAGTGAATTACCAATTTATCTTAAAACGGAGTATAATAAAGACATGTTTAATACTCTTTTCGAGGCTCAATCTCTTGGAAGAAACTACATCAAGGGTGCATGCTTGAAAAATGATAGACTAAATAAGAAAAAGGAGCTACTATGATAGCTATTATTGATGGAGATGTTTTGTTATACATGAGTATATGGAACATGGAGACTAAGGAAGAAGCGAAAGAAAGGTTTGATGAAATATTTCAGAATACATTAGAGAGTGTATTTGCAACAGACTACGTCATGGCATTAGGTGGCCCTGACAATTTTAGAGTTGATCTTTATCCAGATTATAAAGGCAACAGAGTAAAATCAAAATCGACAAGACCGGATTGGTTCTTAGATTTGAAGTCTGATATCGAAAGCGGGTATGAAGGATGTGTTTTTTCTGATAACTGCGAAGCGGATGATCTGGTAAGAATATGGGCGACTGAGTGTGACAATGCTGATATAAAACGAATTGTTATTTCAGTGGATAAGGATCTCGATTGTATTAGTGGTCTTCACTATAATCCTCGTAAAGGTTCAATTTACACTGTAGAACAAGAAGATGCAAATTACTTTTATTGGAAACAAATTCTTATGGGGGACTCTACGGATAACATCCCTGGACTTCCTGGAATTGGACCTAAAAAAGCGGATGCAATACTAGCACATAATACTAAATATAAAGACAGTGTATGTCGGGCCTACTATAATAAATATGGAGAAGAAGGCTACAATTACCTGATTACCAATGGGCGTCTTATTCACATTTGGCGACACCTGAATGATCACTTTGTATTAGATCGGAAACACTATGACAATGCTATCAAAAGCTGAAATTGGTCATTGGAATTATGCTTATAAGTTTGATCCCGAACAATGGTTTGGTTTCATATACTGTATAGAAAATACTGTAACAAGTCAATTTTACATAGGGAAAAAACAGTTTTACCATGGCGGTAAAAAGAAATCAAGAACTTATGGTAAAGAAATGACTTGGCGAACTTATGAGGGTTCTTCTACAAAGGTCAAAGGCGATATTAAAAAGTATGGAAAAGATAACTTCAACTTTAATATTGTTGATATGTATAAAACAAAAGGTGGTCTTTATTATGCAGAGGCTTATCTACAAATGTTAAGTGAATGTATGACTGAAACTTTAAGCGACAATTCTACGCCTCGTTTTTATAATAGGCAAATTGCAGCTATTAGGTTTGTTCCTAATGAACACCCTACAAGTAAGACTAAGTCTTTTGTTGGTAAGATAAAAAGGAGATATGCATGATTATGCACCCCGCAGCCCCCATTTCATGGCTAATTGCCATGTTTGTATTAGCACTCACTATGTTGAACTACTTATTCGGATTTATGAAGTTAGACCCTGTAATGTCGGTTGTAATCTATCTATTTTTTACAGAGTTTAGCAAATTAGTAGCGGAGATGACTAACAATGGGAAGAATAGTAACTAAGAATCAGCCCTGTGAATTTTGTGGAGGGTCAGACCCTAAACAGATATACGAAGATGGGTCTGCTTTTTGTTTTTCTTGCCGCAAAAGCTATCCTAAACCCAAAGAAGGAGATGATAGTTTGGATTTTGAACCAGTGACAAAGAATAATAGCTGGAGCGAATCTAAGCTTCAGGAAGTAAGAAATGAATATATTACACGAGGTTTTAAAGAGAGGAATATCTTTAAGCAGGTTTCTGAGCATTATGGTGTTAAGGTTTCTTACAATATTGATGGTGACATTGACGCTCATTATTATCCTTACTACAGTGATAATACCTTGGTTGGATACAAGGTCAGAACTTTACCAAAGGACTTTACAAGTCTTGGAACCATTAGAGGTGGAATGTTTGGACAGTCCTTGTACAACGGAGGTAAGCGACTAGTAATTACAGAAGGTGAGCTTGATGCTATGGCAGTACAATCTGCATGGTACAAAAAGTATAAAACCTTTTATCCTGTTGTTTCTTTACGATCTGCATCGAGCATTAAAGACTTGATTAATGAGCGGGACTGGATTCGTAAATTCGATGAAGTAGTTTTGTGGCTAGACAACGATGATGCTGGTAAAGAGGCTATGAAAGAAGCCGCCCGTATTATTGGTTATGATAAGATTAAAGTTGCTAAATCTACTGAAAAAGATGCTTCTGATCTTTGGATTAAGGAACCAGACAAGGTTCTAAAAACAATATATGATTCTGTAGAGTATACACCTGCAGGTATCTTAACTAAAGAAGAACTCTGGCATCAGCTAGAAGATTACAATAAAATAGAATCAGTACCTTATCCTGAGTATATGACTGGCCTTAATGAAAAATTAAAAGGTATGCGCTTTGGCGAAATAACTCTGTGGACTTCAGGCACTGGTTCAGGTAAATCAACACTATTAAGAGAAATTGCTATTGATCTTTTGGAAAAAACAGAAGATAAAATTGGCATCATCTCGTTAGAAGAGTCACCAGCTGAAACCGCTAGAAAGATGGCGGGTATGGCAATAAACAGGAATCCTGCAAATGACGAGATCCCAATTGAAAAACTTAAGGAAGGATTTGATATCGTTTTTGGTAGCAACCGTGTTATGGTCCTTGATCATCAAGGTAGCATATCAGATGGCTCCATTATGGACTTTCTGGAGTATATGTGTCTTAGCGGTTGTAAGTACCTCTTTGTTGACCATATTACTATTTTGGCTTCTGAAGGGGCCGAAGGGTTAACTGGTAACGAAGCTATAGACAAAATAATGAATGACCTTTTAAGGCTGTGTAAGAAGCATAATGTGTGGATCGGCCTAATTAGTCACCTACGTAAGACAGATAATAAGGGGAAGAGTTTTGAAGAAGGTAAATTACCATCAATGGATGACATCCGTGGGTCTGGTTCTATTAAACAAATCAGTATGGACATTATCGCTTTTGCTAGAAATGTTGGGTCGGCTGTTCATGACGAGCGCAACACTATTAAAACAAAAGTTCTTAAATGTCGATACACAGGTTTGACCGGACCAAGCGGTAGCCTTTATTATGAGTTCGAAACAGGTAGGCTATCGAAAGGTCTTGATCAGTTTGAAGAACAATCGGAAGGAGTTATGCAAGTATGATGAATGACCAAACTCTTGTATTAATGTCGATTGTCTATCAAATGTTAGAAAAAGACCCTAATATAGATGGATTCAATCCATTTGTACAAGAATACTTAGAAGGTTTGGCAGAAGAATTAAACGAGATGACTGAAGAAGAACAGAATCATGTTTATTTCTATGCTGACACCTTCTTTAATAAAATAAACAATGTAAAAGAGGTGTTACACTAATGGAAGAAATTTTTAAAACCTTTGTCAAAGAAGGTTATACAAACAAACAATTCGAAAAATGGGTTAACAACCCTAATGTTAAAAAGATCTATGATCCTAAACAACTAGAGGCCATTAAAGAAATGTGGAAAGGCACTCCTGTTGAGAGTGTTGTAGAAGCAAGCGTAGACTTCCAGATTGAAGTTGCAGAAGAAATCATGGAAACCTACAAAGATACTTTGGAAGCACTAGCTAACACAAAACCAAAAACAAAACCACGTAACAAAGACAAATAGGGAAAATAAAATGCAACCATACGAAAGTTTCATCCATCTTTCTCGTTACTCACGTTTTCTAGATGACGCAGGTCGTCGTGAAACATGGGACGAGACTGTAGATCGACTCGTAGGATTTTGGAAAGAACGTGTCGGTACAAATACTGTTACCGAAGCGGAATATTCAGAACTTCGCAGTGCTATCTATAATCGTGAAGTAATGCCTTCTATGAGGGCTATGTGGAGCGCTGGCAAGGCTCTTGAACAAAATCATTTCCGTGGTTATAACTGTAGCTTTGCTGCGGTTGATCATATTCGTGTATTCGATGAGATTCTTTTTATTCTCATGGCGGGTACAGGGGTTGGCTTCTCTGCTGAAGCTAAATACGTAAATAAACTACCAATTATTAACGATACCTTTACGGAGACAGAGCGTGTTATTAGTATTGAAGACAGTGCAGAAGGTTGGGCAAAAGGTTTACGAAAGCTTATTGCTGAACTATACTTGGGTAACATTCATCAGTGGGATTACAGCCGTATTCGTCCTGAAGGTGCTCGCCTAAAAACAATGGGTGGTCGGGCTTCTGGGCCGGAGCCTCTTAAAGAACTTTTTGTATTTATTACAAATATGTTTACTAAGGCGGCTGGTCGAAAACTTCGTCCGATTGAAGTACATGATATTGTTTGTAAGATTGCCGAAGTAGTTGTAGTAGGCGGTGTTCGCCGCTCTGCTCTGATTTCTTTGTCTGACTTGGGTGATCCTGAAGTTCGTGATTGCAAATCTGGTCGATGGTGGGAAACAGAACAACAACGTGCTTTAGCTAACAACTCTGCTTCTTATGAAACTAAACCTTCTATGGCTGTATTTATGGACGAATGGATCGCCCTTATGAAGTCAGGCTCTGGTGAACGAGGTATTGTATCTCGTTATGGGCTACAAGAAATGGCTCCAGAACGTAGAGACGGTGATAAAATTGTTGGTCTAAATCCCTGTGCAGAAATTGCACTACGATCAGGACAACTTTGTAATCTTACTGAGGTTGTGTGTCGTGAAAATGATACAGCAGAAGACCTTAAGCGCAAAGTTCGTATTGCAGCTATCTTAGGTACTCTACAAGCATCTCTTACTGACTTTAAATATGTACGTAAGATTTGGCAAAAGAACTGTGAAGAAGAAGCACTTCTAGGTGTTTCTTTAACTGGTATCCAAGATTGTAAGATTCTTCGAAAACCAAAGCCAGAGTTGCTAGAGGAAATGAAGAATGAAGCCATTAAAGCTAATGAAGAGTATGCTGCAAAGTTAAATATTAACCCTGCTGCTGCTATTACAACGGTTAAGCCAAGTGGTACTGTTTCTCAGCTTGTTGATAGTGCTTCTGGTATTCATGGACGTTTTGCGCCCTACTATATTCGGGCTGTACGTCAATCTAACAATGATCCATTAACTGCTTTCTTGAAAGACAAGGGTGTACCTAACGAAGAAGATGTTATGAACCCTGCTAAAACAACGGTGTTTTACTTCCCTATTAAATCACCAGAAGGTGCTACTCTAGCTAACGAACAGACAGCTATTGAGCAATTAGAAAACTGGTTGCTTTTTAAGAAGCACTGGGCAGAACACTCGGTGTCTGTGACTATTTATGTTAAAGAAGAAGAATGGATGGAAGTAGGTGCATGGTGCTACAAGCACTTTGATGCTCTTACTGGTATTTCTTTCTTACCTTATTCTGATCATACTTACGCACAAGCCCCATATACACCTTGTACTTATCATGAGTTTCTTGCCGCTACAGCAGCAATGCCGAAAGTTGACTTCTCTGAATTGTCTAACTATGAACAGGAAGACAATACAGAAGGCGCTCAAACTTTAGCCTGTGGAGCGGGTGGTTGTGAGATCTAAAGAGTTCTGGAAAATACCTGACGTTAAAGAACAATTGTCTCCTTGTATAAGGGAATGTAAACTAGAAGGTGCCTACTGCGAGAGTTGTGGTAGGCATCAAGATGATATCAGAATGTGGTCCACTTACTCCAACGATAAACGTAGAGAGATTATGGAAGACATAAAAAAGAAAGATTAGATATATGAAAACCTTCGGAAAGATTATCGGTGGCCTATTGGGCTATACAATTAGTGCAACCATAACTGTTTATGTAGGGCTTAATGTGTTGAAATGGCTAGGGGTTTCTTTGGTCCTATGACAAAAATCATAGACCTTAATAGTAAGAGACCTAAGAGTGAAGAGAAACTAGAAATCGATCAAGCAATGGAAAATCACAACTATGTTATGGATATTTGTGATGATATCTTTGATTATGGGTCTGTACTCATAACTCAAAGCGTTGATGGTAATGCTCAAATATCTGTTAGTGGAATTGAGCTAGAGGAGGTCTTAGAAATGCTTGTAGCCTGTGCGCTTAAGATTCAAAACGAATAATGTTTGTTGCATTACTTGTGTATTGCAGCTTAGAACTCGGTACCTGTAAACCTGAAGTACATAATACTATTTTTAAGAAAGAACAAAAATGTTATGAATTTCTTGCTGCAGGTATTAAATATTATGAAGACCAAGGGAATATAGTTCCTGTGTATAAATGTGTTAATCTACTCGAAGATGAGTTAGATGAAGGAGTATAAAATGAGTTGGTTCCGAAGATACGTTAACTATTTATCGCTTTGGCGAGCCCATCGTGAAGCAGTAAAACAGCTTAATACGCTATCAGATAAACAGTTAAAAGATATTGGAATTAATCGATCTGACATTGATCGGTTGATATGGTTAGAAGAAGATAAAACAATGAGAGGTCGTGGATAATGGTAGAAGAAAATATTGAAGGTCAATTGGGTGAACTTGTAGAAGATATGTTTGAAACTTATATTGAAGATGGTTTTGATTTTAATACAGATCAATCCCTTAATGATATTTTCTTCATGATCTTTAATGATGCTGTTCAGATGACGCTTAAGGTGTTGGAAGAGAACTCTGAAGAGGAAGAGACAGAAGATTAATGTTATATGTCATTGGTAAAGATGATTGTCCTTGGTGTGATAAGGCTAAGGAATTGCTTGATAAAAACCACACTCAGTATGTATATAAGAATCTTAGTACTCTTTTTCCTGAAAAAAGAAAAGCTTGGAAAGATTTTATCAACAACGAACTCTCTAAGACTACTGTTCCTGTTGTTATTAATGTTATTGGTGGTTACTCAGAACTATCGGAGTTAATGGATGACTAAAAAACCAACAGGTAAACCTCGTGGAAGACCTTCTACTAAGGTTAAGCTAAAACATAACCCTAAGTCTGCTCGACAAGACTTCCTGAAGAAGTTTAAAGACTTAGATTCAATAGGCATCTATGGTGTAGATAAATTTACAACAGAGATCATAAACCATCTATGGGAAAACCCTGAAATTAGTTTTCATGTGACTGATAGCAATCGTTCTCGATTAGATAACTCTAACAAGTTATTTGGTCAACGAAGCTTTTCTATGTATCGTTGGAATGTATACCCAGAGTCTGGATTCATTGAACAACCTACAGTAGAGGCTATCTTAGTTTCAAAAGACTGTTGGGAAGAGGTTAACAAAAGACCTAACCCCCATAATGTCAAGTTGCTAATGCTGGAAGAAATCTAATGGATAACGATGTGGAAACCTTCTTTCCTTATAATCAACTTAAGGGTCACACTCTGGTAAACTTTATAGAGTTAAAGAAAACAGAGCAAGGTATGTTCAGTGACATTATGGTCGTTGAATATAAAGGTGAAGAGTATGAACTGCTCTGGGATGAACATTACTCTTACTACACTGGTAAGGTTAATGGTGAAAAAGGTTATGTACTGTAAACTAGGAGACTACTATGAATAAGATTAATGAACTATTTACGGCTCTTTGGGAGCATAAGAAGTCAATTATTGTCGGTGTAGCTATCGGCATTATCCTTGCTAACCTAGCAGGTTAACTTTACCCTCACTCTCTCTGGCTGTCCTTATGGATGGTTGGAGGGGGTGAGGGTTTATTTTTTTTTTCAAATTAGGAGAGTAGTATGGTATGGCTACTTCTATGGTTTCATGTGGTACCAGAGCAGGGTGTACGCTATCATCACCTTGGTACGTTTAGTAATGAAACTATTTGTAAAGCAGAGTTAAAAGAAGCCTCTGTATTGGTGAATGATAAGTTAGAAGCCATAGAGTGTATAGGGGTTAAGTTAAATGATTAGTAGAATATTACTTATTTATAAATGGTATAAGTTACTTAGGACTAAAAAGTACTCATGGGACTATTGTTTTGCTTGGTCCCTTTATAATTCAAAACACTACAATATTGATGGAAGTTACAGGAAATGAACGTGATAAACCTCAGAGAAGAGGCTATGAGGCTTAGGGCAAGATATAGCAGAGTTTGTATCAGATCTATGCAAAAACAATACCTGACGTTTAAGAATAAAATACTTGAGGCTCTGCCAAAGTGATACTACGGACTACTCTACTGACATCTGAAAGAGTACTTCCTAATGCCCCCCGATGATGTCCTCTCTACACCTCTTGTGTATACAACGCGGGGGGTTATTAAGTATCACTTTGGTATCCTTAAGAGGTATTATAAAGTGATGTTTTTGTTGTGTTATTTTATATAATGTTTTTAATATATTTCAATGTAATACTAAGAATATCTTTAAAGTGTTATTATTGTTTATAAAAATTTTGAAAATAAAAAATATCTTGACAATCAGAGTCAACGAAAAAGTTAAAAAGGAAATAATAAATGCCAGTAGACAACCGCAAAGATAAAACAGGCGGTCGAAAGCCTGGGGCGGGTCGTCCTAAAGGTTCTAAGAATATTAATTCTATGGCTTCTGTAAAGAAGCTAGAAGAACTCGCTTTTGATCCTATTGAAATGATGGTTACTAAATATAAAGACATCCAAAAGAAATTGGACTATCTAGAAGAAATTGGTAAGCATACCTCTGGTGCTTATGCTCAGATGACAGCCACACAAGGTACTCTGATAAACAACTTAATGGCCTATGGTTATAAGAAGATCCCTGATAAAATTGAACAAGAGGTAACGGAAAAACGCCCTATCTCTATTCTTTTAACTGACTCCAAAGATAATAAGGAAAATTAATCATGGGTAAAGAAACTGAGTGGCATTTATCTAAAAATGTTCCTATAACTTTTATTTTAGCAATTATAGCCCAATCCGTTGGGGTTGTATGGTTTGTATCAGGGCTAGAGTCAAGTGTTAATACAAACGTCCGTGACATTGCTCGTCATGAGATACGTATTGCAGAGATCGAAAAGACACAACAAGCAATGGCTGTCCTTAATGCTCGTATAGATGAGAATATTAAGGCTATTAGAGAAATGATGGAAACCTCCCGCAGTAATGCTACAGGGAGATAATCATCGTGGACCCTATCAGCTGTGTTACTCTTGCGGCTGGTGCCTTTAAGACTATTAAATCTGCTATTGCAGCAGGTAGAGACTTACAAGACATGACCAGCCAACTTTCTACTTGGGGTAAGGCGTTTAGTGATTTTTCTAATATAGAAGAAAGAACTAAAAACCCTCCTTGGTGGCAAAAGACTTTTAAAGGCAGTGATGAAGAAACTGCCCTTGAAATATTTGCACATAAGAAGAAGATGGAATCCATGCGTGAAGAGATCAAAGGCCACATATCGTGGAACTATGGTCCTAAAGCATGGGAAGAAGTATTACAGATAGAGGCGTCTATGCGTAAGAGACGTAAAGAAGAACTTTACAAGAAACAAGAAAGATTAGATAACCTAATCAATTGGACCATAGGTCTTCTAGTGTTTGGCATTGGAATTGCCATTCTAGGTAGTATCGCATGGTTTGTCGGTAACTACCAAGGGAGATGGTAACATGGAAAACTTAAAATTACCTATAGCCCTTGTTATGGCTATGGCAGTACAACTTGCCGCTGGTGTTTGGTGGGTATCTCAACAAGCCGCTACTATATCTAGCCTAGAAGACACAGTTAGTCAGCTAGGCTCTCGCATGGCTATTGAGGACAACGTTAATCTTAGGCGTGATGTTCAAGATAATGCGATGGAAATAGAGTATCTCCACGAGGAGATTGATGAGTTGTGGGAAGAAGAAGAGAACTTAGCTAATGCTATAGGTATGCTTACTAAACTACAGCAGCGCTTAGCGATCTTAGAGAATGAATTAAAATATATTAACCGTGACCACGACAATGTATTGGATATGAAGAATCATTAGATAATGAGATATGTCAAAAAGAAAGACAAATACATTTTTTATGACAATAACAATAAAATAATAATTGTAACTAGAAACCGATCTATAGGAGAAAAGCTATGCCACAAGGAAAAGGAACTTACGGAACCAAAGTAGGACGTCCACCTAAAAAGCCTAAAGGCGGTAAGAAGAAGTAATATGGGAAGAGCTAATCCAAAACTATGGGAGAGGGCCAAGACTCGTGCGAAGTCTCGTATGGGTGGTAAACACTCCGCTAGAGCTATGCAACTTGCTGCCAAGATCTATAGGGACTTGGGAGGCACTTATACAGGTACTAAAACCAAAGCACAAAAGTCTATGACTAAATGGACTAAACAGAAGTGGCGTACTAAGTCTGGTAAACCCTCTGTGCTTGGGCCTAAAGCTACAGGTGAACGTTATTTACCTACTAATTCAATCAACCGTATGACTGCTGAACGCTATGCTAGGTCTTCCGCTAAAAAGCGTAAAGACACTAAAGCAGGTAAACAGTATTCATCACAACCTAAGAAGCGTAAGTCATGAATGATATTGACAAAATTAAATCAGCTGATAGGCAACGCCAAATGAATAAAGCTTTTAAGTATGGATCTAAGGAAGGTGAAAATAATAACCCCTATCGAGCCTTAAAGCCAGCTATGAAAGCTTATAAAAAGAGTTATAAAAAGTAATGATACAGTTACATGAGAAACAGTCAGAGGTTATTAGAGATCTATTTGTAGATAATACTTGTAGGTACTCAGTGGTAAATGCCGCACGGGGCTTTGGTAAGTCCTATTTAGCGGCTACTGCGGCTATCATTGCCGTACAAGAGTTAATGGCTCTAGATGATGATGTGCCAAATAAGAATGTAGCGCTTATTGCGCCTACTTATTCACAGGCAGTAGATATCTATTATCCTTTGATTGCTTGGCAACTAGGGATGGAAGATTATGTAGACAAGTCCTCTAAGGCAGCAGGAACATTTTGGTTCCCTGGAAATGTCCAGTTAAAGCTATGGTCTTATGAGGCTTCACAACGTATGCGGGGTACTGGTCAGTACTTTGTAGTAGCCGATGAGGTTACTTCTTGGAAGGGTGCGGGTATGAATCTCAAGGAATCTTGGGAGTCTATTATTCAACCTTGTGTGGCCACTCGTTGGTCCCCTAAGAATGCTAAAAAGTTTAATGCTAACCCCGGGAAGGCGCTGATTATCAGCACACCTAGCGGTTACGATTATTTTTATGAGATGTATAACAGACAAGATTCTGATGACAACTGGAAAAGCTATACTTACACCTATGAAGACTCACCCTTCCTTGATGAAGAAGAGATTGATAGAGTAAAGCTAACACTAGATCCGCTCAAGTTCGCCAGAGAGTATACTGCAAGCTTCGAAGACTCTGGTAATAATGTTTTCTATACTTTTAATAGAAAAGAACATATAAGCAAAGATCTCCCTTATTTCGATGATAATGAGGATGTACACGTAGCAATTGACTTTAACGTTGGTATTATGGCTTCTGTAATTTTCGCTATTCGTGGCGGACAGATACATATTATTGATGAGATGCAAGGACATCCAGACACAGAAAGTCTGGCCATAGCTCTTAAAGAACGTTTTAAGAATAATAGAATTATTTCTTACCCTGACCCTAGTGGTCGTGCTAGGAAATCTTCTGCTGCTGTTGGTACAACAGACTTTAGTATTTTACAAGGTAATGGCATTTCCACTAGAGCGCATACAAAGGCACCGCCTATTATTGATAGTGTAGCAGCAGTAAACAAAAAGTTTAAGAATGCTGCAGGGGATATTGATATGTATATTCACCCTAAGTGTGTTAATACAATTAAGTCCTTAGAACGCACCCAATGGATTGAGAGCAATCCCGATAGCGCTACTATTGATAAAAAAGAAGGTGTAGAACACTGGACAGACGGTCTCCGCTATGCAGTAGAGTACCTGTATCCTATTCGCTCTGGATCTAAAGTAACAACAAGAGGCTTTGGCTTCTAATAAAAATTAAAAGGAATAAATCAATGGCACCTAGAAAGTTAAGTGTTAGGTCAAAAATTAGAAATAGAATTTCTCAAGGTAAAGCTTTTGGACGTAAAGTAATGTCTGCTGCACAAAAATCAGCCCTCATGAAAGCCGTTAAGGCTTCTGCCGATAAACGTAGGAAACAAGCAAAGTCAGTTGCTAAGACAGCTAATACTCGTGGTCGTTTGGCTTTGTCACGGGGTAGACAATCTATTCGGAAGACAAGAAAACGGGTATCACGTGCTATTAAGAATGCACCTGCAAATGCTCGTAAATCTTTTAACAAAGCTGGCGGTAATACAAAAATGCTTCGTGCTAAGCTAAAAGTAACACGAGGCGCTAAAACCGCTCGTAGTGCTGCACGGGCCGGAGTAGCAGTTGCTAAGAAACGTGGACGTAAGGCTTTTAATAAAGCTGGTGGTAACACTGCAGTGCTTCGTGCAAGGAATTCAGTAAGCAACACTTTCCGTGGTACAGGCTCTCGTTCTGCTTCAGCAAGCAACACTTCTCGCTTGTCTCGTCAAGGTACTGCGGCAAAAGGTCGTTCAGCTACCCGTCAGTCTAATACTCGTACAGCTTCTTTGCGTACACAAAAGTCTAGCACTTATGCAAGCCAAGGACAACGTGCGAAGTCTCTAGCACCCGCGTCTCAGGCAGCTTCTCGTTCTCGTAGTGCAGCAGCACAGGGTGCCGCCGCTCGTCCTGGAATGGGTTCTAAGAATGGCCTCAAGCCTATCGCTAACGTAGGTCGCCGTAAGACTTCTTATGATGGTGGACGCCGTAATCGTATTAACAACCTTATGCGTAGACCGTAATGGCTATACTAGGAAAAGTTGGTCGTTTTATAATGACCCCCGCCCGTAAATTGGCGTTAAAAAAGGCACAGAGAGCAGCTGCGAGGGCTGCTAGACGAAGAGCTAAATCCATAGTACGTAAAAAAGCTATTAAAAAAGTAGCAAAGATGAAATTTAAAAGATCAGCTTCTGGTTTACTTTTAAATTCTAACTTTAAAGGCAAAGCAGGTCGTCAATTAAAACGTGCTACTTATGCTAGTAGATTAGCGTCTTCAAGGGCTAAATACGGAAAAGCCCTTACTAAAGAAAAACTTTTAGGAGAATTCTTTCCCGGCCTTACTGGTGGCCAAGGGGTTACAAGAAGGCGTTATGCCGACTTGACCTTAGGTGAAAATCTTAGACGAAATATATCTCGTAATATCAAATTGGCACCCGTTAATGTAGCAATTGGAGCAACGGGGGCTGTTATAGCCATTAGCTCAGCTGAGAAGAAAATAGAGAAACAGGCGCGAGTATATAATGCAAATAACACAAATAGTTTGTCTAATCAAAGATCTCCAATAAGTTCTAATAGTCACAAGAAAGCCGCTTTAACAAAATACACAAGGATGTCTTAAATGGCTATTAAAAGAATTGCAGGTAAATTTATTAAAAAATTTGCCAAGAGGTTGTCAGCTAAACAGCTGGCAGCTTCTCGCCGAAACATAAAGAAAGCTGTCATAGCTAGTGCTCGTAAACGGGGTAAGTCTATTGCTGGTGTAGCTCGTAACCCTTTTAAAGCCTATGGCGGCTCTATTGTTAGGAGAACCACTAAACGCAGAGCCAAACTTTTGTCTAAAACGGCATCAAGTCTTAGAAGCATTAAAATGTCAAAACCCGGTCTTGTTAGTTCTTTGGAGTCAAAATCCAGAGCAGCCCGTATTGCTGCAGGAACAAAGGCTGGTGCCAAGGCCGATTATGATTTTGTAAATAACATTTATAAAACTAACTTATCCAATCTTGAAAGAAAAGGAAGTAAAGGTGTTTTAGGGTACTTCAGAGCCTCTGCTGTTCGAAAGTCTAAAAATAGCACCCTAGCTGCTAGGAGCGCACTTAACGCAGCAACCGCTAACGCAAGTAAAACTTCTCGTAATTATCAGGTGGCAGACAAGCTAGTGGCACTTAATGAGCGCCAAACAATTCGACTTGCAACCCAGTACGCAGATCTTTCTAAAGGTAACACTCTTAAAGGCTATGCAGGTACAGTGGCACGAGATGCCGCCCTTACTGGTGCAATCGGTGTAGCCGCTTACGCTGGTTATGACTCTGTTAAGAATAATAAGAAAAAAACTTAAGTATTAAGCTGTATTAAGAATATCCCTGATTACCACATTAATAATAACTTTTTGTTACCCATCTGAGGATCGGTAGAGAGGACACACTATGCCACGTTCAAAAATAACGTCTACGTCTAAAGACCTAATAACAGACGATGGTGTTTTAGTTTCTGTTATACACGGCGAACAAACACGACTAGATGTTGTCGTAGGTTGGTTAACTAACCTTACTGGCTACACTATTTTAGCCAAGGTAGTTGAAGGCAATAATATACAGGGTACAGGAACTAAACCCACAGACCCAGCAACAAATCCTGATATTGTTATTTTACCCATAATTGACACAAATACTTCAGACAATCAGCTTGAAATTGTTATACCCCAAACCGTTATTGCTGGCTGGTCAACAACACCAGAACCTGATCAACCTGTTTATGGTTTTATCGGTTTAGAAATTGCCGATAATGGTATTGGAAATAATCAACAGATCTGGAAACCCCTTCGTGGTTTGTTAGAAGTTCGCTATTCACCTACGGAGGCTACATAAATGGCATATGGTATTACTTTAAACAACAATCAATTGCAACTAAGTCTTGCCCGTACGGGTGGGCAAGGTGCTAAAGGCGACTCTGTTTCTAGTGTATCTCTAAACGGGGATGGTGATTTAATTGTTGTTATTTCAGACGCTGGGGGGAATGTTCTTTCAGTAACCAACGTAGGTGGGTCTGCTTATATTGCGGCTACAGAGGCTCTTTATGATAGCTTTGACGATCGTTATTTGGGGGTTAAAACTTCCGCACCTACAGTAGACAATGATGGTGACGCCCTATTAACGGGTGCAATTTACTTTGATTCTACAAGTAGTAATCTTGGTGTTTATAATGGTTCTGCTTGGGAGTACCCTGTAACAGAGGCACAAGCGGCTCAAACAGCTGCTGAAACTGCCCAGACTGCAGCGGAACTCGCAGAAACCAATGCTGAGACTGCTGAAACAAATGCAGCGGCCTCTCTTGTAGCCGCTCAAGCTGCTCAAGCAGCGGCTGAAACAGCTGAGACAAATGCAGAAACTGCTGAAACTAATGCGGAAACCGCTCAAACAGCGGCAGAAGCAGCTCAAACAGCGGCAGAAGTCGCAGAAGGTAACGCACAATCTAGTGAAACAGCCGCAGCTACTTCGGCTAGTAACGCAGCTACTTCTGAGTCTAACGCATCTGCCTCAGAAACAGCGGCAGCACTTAGTGCTTCTTCTGTACTCACTAGTGAAACTAATGCAGCTACCTCTGAGTCTAACGCAGCAACTTCAGCAAGTAATGCTTCTAACTCTGAGGCAAACGCCCTTTCTTCGGCTAATGACGCCTCAACTTCTGAGGGTAATGCATCGGCTTCCGCATCTGCAGCAGCAGTCTCAGAAACAAACGCAGCAAATTCCCAATCTAGCGCAGCTTCAAGCGCAAACAACGCTGCTACTTCTGAGTCTAACGCCGCAACTAGCGAAACCAACGCTGCAACGTCTTTGGCACAAGTACAAACAATTTACGATAATTTTGATGATAGGTTCTTAGGTAATAAAAGCTCTGATCCTGCAACAGATAATGATGGTAATGCTCTCGTAATAGGTACTTTTTATTATAATACCACAACTAATGAATTAAAAGTCTATAGCGGTTCTTCTTGGGTGGCCCCTTCAACAAGCGCCTCTAACAGCGCTTCAGCGGCAGCAACTAGTGCCAATAACGCAGCAACCTCTGCAACTAATGCAGCAAACAGCGCTTCTGCAGGTTTTACCTCAGAAACTAATGCTGCTACTTCTGAAACCAATGCAAGTAACTCTGCTTCAGCCGCTTCTACTTCTGAGACTAACGCTGCAAGTAGTGCTTCAGCTGCTTCTACGAGTGAAAACAATGCAGCCACTAGTGCCACTAACGCAGCCACTTCCGAAACCAATGCGGCAACTTCTGAAACAAATTCTAGCAATAGCGCTACAGCTTCGGCAAACAGTGCTTCTGCAGCTTCTATTTCTGAAACTAATGCGGCAACCTCTGAAACTAATGCGGCAACCTCTGAAACCAATGCGAGTAACAGCGCTGCAGCGGCAGCTAGTAGTGCTTCAGCCGCTTCTACTTCAGAGACCAACGCAGCAGCTTCTGAAACTGCTTCTCAAACCGCACAAACAGCTGCTGAGACTGCAGAGACTAATGCAGAAACTGCACAGACAGCCGCCGAAACTGCGCAAGCAGCAACAGAAGCGGTGTATGATAGCTTTGATGATCGTTACCTAGGGGTAAAAGCCTCAGACCCGTCTGTTGACAATGATGGCGATGCTCTCCTTGATGGTGCCTTGTATTTTGATACAACTATAAATGTAATGAAGGTTTATGACCTTGGTACAACTTCTTGGTTGCGTACAACACCCACCTCAAGCGATCAGACATCAATTAATACGGTTTCTAGTATTTCCTCTGATGTCACAACAGTATCTGGAATCAATGCAAATGTTACGACAGTAGCTGGTATTAGCTCCAATGTAACATCGGTAGCTGGAAATGAATCAAATATTAATACGGTTGCTGGTATTTCCTCTGATGTATCAACGGTTTCCTCAAATAATAGTAACGTGACAGTAGTGGCAGGTGCTATTGCTAATGTAAACGCAGTTGGGAACTCTATTGGCGATGTAAACACAATTGCGCCTTATATAAATGACATCAACCGCTATGCCACACAGTATAGTATTTCAGCTTCTGCACCTAGCAGCCCTGATGAAGGTGACTTGTGGTACGATACTTCGGCCAATACATTAAAGTATTATACAGGGTCTATATTTGCTTCTATCTCTGCTGGTATCTCCGATATTGTAAGCGATAGTAGCCCACAACTAGGCGGTTCACTAGATGCCCTAAATAACAATATTACAAATGTAGGTACTATTTCTGGTTCTAACCTTCAGATAGACTTTGGAGGTCTATAGATATGAGTAAAATATTACAACTTCGTGGCGGTACAACCGCAGAACACGCCACCTTTACAGGTGCAGTACGTGAAGTCACTGTAGACACAACTAAAAACACTCTTGTAGTTCATGATGGATCTACAGCTGGTGGATTTGTCGTATCACCAGATTCTTCCCAAGTTCGTACTTTAGTTGACGCTGCAACAGACAGTAATGTCTTTACAGATGCAGACCACAGTAAGCTAGACGGTATTGAAGCTAACGCTACTGCAGACCAAACTGCGGCTGAGATTAAGGCTGCATATGAGAGTAACGCTGATACTAATGAATTCAGTGACGCAGAACAAACTAAGTTGGCAGGTATTGAAGCTAACGCTACGGAAGATCAAACTGACGCTGAAATCAAAACAGCTTACGAAAATAACTCCGATACTAATGCCTTTACTGACGCAGAACAGACCAAACTTTCAGGCATTGAAACAGGCGCTACTGCAGATCAGACTGCTGCTGAAATCCGTGCTCTTGTAGAATCTGCTACAGACAGTAATGTCTTTACAGATGCAGACCACACTAAACTTAATGGCATTGAAACTGGTGCTACAGCTGACCAAACAAAGGCAGATATTGATGCTCTTGGCGTAGACGCTGATACACTAGACGGACAGCACGGTTCATACTATACAGGCTACACAGACACAGCTGTTGCTAATCTTGTAGATTCCTCACCCGCTGCGCTAAATACTCTTAATGAGCTAGCTGCTGCTTTAGGTGATGACCCTAACTTCGCTACTACTACAGCAACTAACATTGGCACTAAAGCTAACAAGACTATTACAGTGTCTGCTGGCTCAGGTCTTACTGGTGGTGGGGACTTAACTGCTAACCGTACTATCTCACATGCTGACACAAGCTCTGTCTCAGACGTTAACGGCTCCGGTAACACCTTCATTCAAGACATTGGCTTTGACACTTATGGTCACGTAACCTCTGTTGGTACAGGTACTGTTACTGTAGGTGATGGTGCTATGACTGTTACGGCAGGTTCTGGTTTGTCAGGTGGTGGTCAACTAGGTACAGCTAACCAGAGTGGTGCTTCTAGTGTAACTGTATCACATGCTGACACCTCCTCACAGGCAAGCCTTACTGCTCTGACAGGTGCTGCAGTAGTAAGCGACATTGATGTAGATACATATGGTCACGTTACCAGCCTAGCTACTCGTACTATGACACTAGCTAATTTAGGGTATACTGGCGCTACAGATGCTAACAACTACGCACACCCTTCACATCCAGGCGATGACTTTAGCGTAGATACAGGTGCATTAACAGGTGCAACAGTTGTGTCAGATATTGACATCAACGTCACTACAGATTCACTAGGCCATGTTACAGATGCCAATGGTTCTGTTGCTACACGTACTCTAACATTAGCTGACCTTGGATATACAGGCGCTACAAACGCTAACTACATTACTAACAATAACCAGTTGACTAACGGTGCGGGTTACATCACATCGTCTGGTAGCA